CCATATATGTGGATGCCAATACCAATTTTACCAAATGAATGATTATGGAACTACAAACATATAAAAGGACAATGGTTATTCAAGGATATATCTTTGATGGAACGCATGAAACGGCAAAATTAATTATTGAAAAGATAAAAGAATTTAGCATCCCCGCATTTAACCGAATTGTATATCAACAAAATTTAATTGACGATACAATCAAGTTTGAATATTATGGGTATAAAATAAATGAAGGGGATTTTATTCAATTGGGAAGTCACATTGATCCATACGATTGCACTATTTGGTCTTCAAAAGACCTTGAAAGAAACAAATATATATTGGAAGAATTATTGTGAAACAAAAGTGACAAATATGGCAAACGAAGAAAACTTAACACCATTCCAAAAGGGTACAGTCCCAAACCCCAATGGCAGACCCAAGGGAAGCAAAAACCGAAGCACCATCGCACGGAAATGGTTGGAGGTAATGCAAGACGCAAAAAACCCTATCACGGGCGAATTGGAAAAACTATCCCAAGAAGATTTAATCACCCTTGCAATGATACACAAGGCAAGGAAAGGTGATGTCGGTGCGTACAAACAATTAATGGATAGTGGCTTTGGAATGCCCACCCAACAAATTGATGTTACAACCGAAAAACCAATTTTCAATGGTATTGATTTGGATGTGAAATAATGCTTCAACAAACCACTGCACAAAAGAAGATAGCCACCTTGCGAAAGCGGGTTAGAATCGTGCGTGGAGGCACATCCAGCTCAAAAACCTTTTCAATCATTCCTATGCTTATCACATACGCGGTGCAAAACCCAAAGTGTGAAATCAGCGTGGTGTCCGAAACCATCCCACATTTGCGAAGGGGTGCAATCCGTGACTTTCTCAAAATCATGGACATGGTTGGAATGTACGATGTAAACAAGTGGAACAAATCTTCACTGACTTACACATTCTCAAATGAATCATACATTGAATTCTTTTCTGCGGATCAACCCCAAAAGTTAAGAGGTGCAAGGCGTGATGTTCTATTTGTAAACGAGTGCAATAACATAGATTGGGAATCGTATTATCAAATGGCGATTCGTACCCGTAAATTCATATATTTGGATTACAACCCCGTTGCAGAATTTTGGGTTGATAGCGAATTGGTTGGGGATTCTGATTGTGAAATGATTGTCCTTACCTACAAAGACAACGAAGCGTTGGACAAATCCATTGTGGCGGAAATTGAAAAGGCAAGGGATAGGGCTGAAACATCAAACTATTGGGCAAACTGGTGGAAAGTATATGGGCTTGGCGAGATTGGAAACCTTCAAGGCGTTATATTCTCCAATTGGCAAACCATAGACAAGATTCCCGAAGATGCAAGGTTACTTGGTTGTGGTGTCGATTTCGGTTATACAAACGACCCTACGGCAATAGTAGCCGTATATGAATACAATGGTCAACGAATCATTGATGAGGTCGCATATCGCACGGGAATGCTTAATTCGGATATTGCAAAGGCATTGCCCAACCATGTGCCAGTGTATGCGGATAGTGCAGAACCAAAATCCATTGATGAAATACGCAGATACGGAATAAGAATCAAGGGGGTAACCAAAGGGAAGGATTCTATCAACTACGGAATACAAATCATGCAATCACAATCCTATTTGGTTACATCCACATCAACCAACCTGATTAAAGAACTACGCAATTATTGTTGGGATACGGACAATCAAGGGCGTACAATGAACACACCGATTGGCATAGACCACGGAATTGACAGTTGGAGATACCACGAGATGATGGCATTGGGTATCAAATCAAATTACGGAAATTATGACATCCGTTAATTGTTTATTTCGTGTGGATTGTGTATATTTGTAATATGACAAACCACTATCAAGAACTCCACAACCTACGGATGGAAATTAAACGCCTACGATTACACATCGTGGAATTAAACATTGAACATGACCGAGCGGTTAAAATGTTAAAAAATGAAATAATTAGACCAAGAACGGACATAAACACAAGACCAAACGATTGGCATGAGGTATTGAGGGCAATATGCCAAGTTACGGATCAAACCCCCGATATGATTATTTCAAAATCCCGCAAAAGAAAACCAATGTTTGCCCGTCATATGTTCAACCACATTTGCCGTAAACGATTAGGAATGACATTCATGGAGATTGGAACGATTGTGCGTTGTGACCATTCCACGATTATTTCATCAGTAAGGGAATTTGGGGATATTTTATCCACGGACAAGGAGATGCAAAAACAACACGCCCAGGTTCACACAATTCTTCATGCAGTGTTAGAATAAACATTCGGCAATTCAATCGTTTTATAAGTAATGATTGAAACCAAAAAGATAATTGTACCCACGGAGTTATCGGATGTCAAGTTGCATCAAATGATAACTTACAATTCACTCAAAGAGGATATGGATGACACGCAACGCCAGTTGGAGGCGGTTGCCATATTTTGTGATTTGACAATATCCGAGATTAAGGATATGCCATTTGATACACTCAATTATTGCATCTCAAAGATTCACGCAATGTTGGAATCCAAGCCAACATTTGTACAAAGATTTACATTCAAAGGAGTGGAATATGGTTTCGTCCCAAACTTGGATGAATTATCCACGGGGGAATTTATTGACATTGAAACATACCAAAAGAACCCACAAGATTTGTGGAAGGTATTGTCAATTATTTACCGCCCTATTATGAAGAAGGGGCAGAATGGAAGGTATGAGATTATGCCTTACAACGCAGAATTAAACCATGTATTCAAAGAGCTGGATGCGAACACGGCATATGGTGCGACGCTTTTTTTTTGGACTATCGGAATCGACTTGTTGAATTGTATCCAGAGGTATTTAATTCGGGTGAAGAACAAGGAAGTGCCGATGAATTTCGCCTTACCCAAAAATGGGGATGGTTTGGAATGGTCTACCGACTTGCTAACCGAAATTACCTTAACTTGGAACAAATATATACAAAGCCCATTTCAACCGCTTTGCTCTGGACGGCTTACGAAAGCGACATTGCGAAGATGGAACAAAAAGCAATTAGAACAAAATGAACAATAATCACATAGGCACGGCATTCCAAATCATGAAGGATATTGCAGACCAAGAGGGATGGAATTATTCACATGGCACATTGACGGAATTGGATTTCAAAGCGTTTTTGGTATTCCCATTGATGCACTGTTCAATTCAATCCGTGGCATTGGTTGACCAAGTGGCAACCGTGCAAATGAATGTCATGGTGGCGGATCGTGTTAACTTCTTAAAAACGGAAAACGAACAAGAGAATTTGATAACCGAGTATTCCGAATATGGGTACACCGAGAATCAAAACTATGGTAACATCCTCCAAGATTTGTATGTCAGGTTTGCCAAAGGATTATGGAAAACGGAACAAGATTATTTCAGTCAATTGCAATATGTACGCCCCATTAATTTTCAACCATTTGTGGAAACAATGGACACGGTATTGGCGGGGTATCAAATTACGGTTGGAATGACAATCATTAACCCTTGGGTGACGGATGGCGATTGCGTTTAAGAATAGCGAACAAGTTGTTGCGGAATACTCACAAAAGTGGGCTATCGCTGCACGGGCATTGCTTGAAATCAAACGCCCAAGAACATCCATTCGTGCCAAGTGGAAAAAGGTTGGTGAGGGATGGACACCCATATCCGTTCAAAAAAAGACCTTTCGTGGTAACTATGTGGCAAGTGGTCAACTTGTAAATTCCATACAACCAAACCCACAAGGAATGACCTTGGGAATCACGATGAGTAAAACTGCGGATTGGGTTCAAAATGGGAGAAAGCCAGGAAAGGGAATCCCACTTGATTCAATGCGTAATTGGACAAAGATGAAACGCATTCAGCCCCGTGATTTGTCAACGGGTAAATTCAAATCAAAAGCAACTGCGGAATCCATGCGTTATTTGATGAATAGAAAAATAAAACACTTTGGGATTGAACCATTCCCATTTGTGCAAATGTCACGAACCGAGATACTGCCATCATTCAACAAGGCGTTGACGAAAGCAATGGCACAAGATATTAAAAACCGATTTAAGCGATGATATTCAATCAACAACCCGAATCTATATGTGGGGCAAAATCCCCATTGATTTATCAATTCTACGATGCTTTGTACACATCGGATTCATTTTATTATGAGTGTGAGGTTTATGTATGGAGTGGCACGACAACGCTTCCAGGTTCACCCAATTGGACCATCCAAAGGAAACCAGACCAATACGGAAGTGGGCGTGGGTGGATTGACATCCATAAATTAGTAGAACAAGAATTGACACAAGATTATTTAACCAATGGAACATACAAACCCAATATCGGGAGTGGTGCAAAGCGTGTTGCGGTAAAGGTTCGTGGTGCGTACTTGGTTGGAACGACATGGACTTACACAAGTTATGTGACATCCAATGTGGCGTTGGCAACTTTGGGATATGCGTACACATCGGAAGGGTTCAACCAAGGATACCCAACCAAATATGTATTCACAGACAAAACACAAGTTACATTGACAACGGAAACCACCACGGCTTATTTGTGGTACGATGCAAGTGTAATTACATCCATTGTTTGTGGAACGGCAACCATTACACCAAACACGGTTACGGGTTCAGACCAACTCATTCAAGGAATTGAATTAAAGCAATTAATCACTGCGGGTGGTACATGGGGTACGGACATCAACATTACTTTCGTTAAAACGGGCGATGACATCGTTATTCCTGTGGATTTTGTTTGCCAAAACAAGTATGGTCAAGAAGATGTGTTATTCCTAAACCGATATGGCGTTTATGATTCATTCCTTTTCAATGGGGTACACAAATCAACTTACAATATCAGTTCGGAGAAATACCAACAACCGATTTACAAACAAACCGACCTTGCACAAGCGTGGACATATGGCGTGGCAATCACCACCCCTTATTTGTTGAATAGCGTTCAAACCATGACGGTGAACACGGATTGGATTAGCCAAAACGATGTTGATGTGGTTGAGCAGATTTTTTATTCACAAAATGTGTTGATAAATGGAACGCAGATACTTTCAGCCCGTGTGGTTGACACCGCATTTGAATACAAAACAAGGTTGAATGAGAAATTGATTTTATACACCATCCAACTTGAATACAACCAACCCAAGATTAATAAAATTGTGCGATGAGGTTTAGTTTATCCATACAAGATAGCGCAACGGATACGATTACGCCTATTATGGTCGCGTATAACGCACGAACTGCATCAGGGTATATTGAAGGTCAAGAATGTTGCATTGAGAAACTACAAGCCCTTGGAGGTACTTTCAGTTATTTGATGCCAGTGGATTTGTTTAACGATGAATCCGTACCATTGACAAGACAATTAAAAGACCTTCAAAACCTTTCTACCATTTGGACTGATTACACCCAAGATTTCCAAATCCCCGCATCCGAAACCAACAACGCCATATTTGCTAACTGGTTTGATGAGAATTTGGTGATAGGGGCATGGAATCCGAACATTGGTAAAAACGCAACTATCTTTATCAATGGATTACCCGTGTTTGAAGGTAGGGTTGAATTGATTGGATGCAAGTTCAAGGATGGATTACCACAACTTTACAACATCATTTTTTACGGCACAACCAAAAAGATATTGGATGCGTGGGGCGAAACATTGATGAACGAGGTTGATTGGAGTGCCTATGACCATGTGGCGAATTACGCCAATATCCTTTCATCGTGGGATCAAGCATTATTGAGTGGGGATATTCTTTGGACAATAGCAGATTATAACCAAGGTTGGAGGTATTCCAAAATGGCGGGAGTGAATGGAAACATACGGGATTCCCGTGGTGTTGAAATTGATGATTTAAGACCATCAATCCGTTTACGGGCTATGCTTACCACCGTGTTTGATTCAATCGGTTATACATTAAGTGGTGCGTTTTTAACACGACCTGAAATGGATGATTTGTACATCCTACCAATGCAAACCGCTGGTCCGTTGTATGATCCCGAATACACATTGCCAGGAACATTTGAAGCGTATGTAGCACCCAAAACATTCACGGGTACAATCTTCGCATCGTTATCGTATAAGTCATTAGTATTTTCATCAGTAGTTACAAACCCATCGGGCAATTATAATTCAACATCTGGTAATTACACGGCAAATAGAGGTGGGCAATATCGGTTTGTTGTTACATTGAACGATTTGACTGCACCTGGAATCCCATTGCAGAATTTACAATTTGCATTTTTTGTGAACGGGAGAAAAATATATGCACCCGCAACGGGAACATTTACAACGGGATTTTTACCACCACCAACCGTATCGTTTACTTTCAACCAAGCATTGTCCACGGGTGATGTTGTATCGGTGAAGTATGTAGCCACGGGGACATGGACAACCACATCAATTCAATTTGAATGTGACATAGCACCACAAGGTATTAAAGGGAATACGATTGACATGGGCGATGCAATGCCACAAAAACCCATTAAGGATTTTGTGAATGGTGTTTTACAAGCATATAACTGCATCTTAATTCCAACAAGTGATAAAACCATTGAGATTCACAATCTTCAAGATTGGTATGCACTTGGAACTACAAAAAATTGGACTGAATATGTGGACATCACGGATATTCAACACGATAAAATACCAATACCACGCCATGTATCATTTACGCATCAGGAATCAACTTGTTTGGCGAATGCTTACTACAAACAAATCAACCAACGGGAATTTGGGAGTATTAAGTTCATGCCCGTGATTGATTACCCAACGGATGAATTCAATGTTGAATCCCCATTCCATGTCATCGCACCACAAGCCATGAATGAGGTGAATGCCAATGGTCAAATTGTACGCAAAACAGAATTGAACATCCCCGTGTTTATGGATTCGGATGCCAAGCCAGTGCAACAAGATTATACCTTATTTTACTATGGGGGTAAACAATCAATTTCCGATCCCTATTATTTTGACAATGTCAATCAATATGTGTTGCCATTGATGACACCATATTCGGATTACCCAACTTTATCCACAAGTTATTCAAACGCATTTGGATTGGAATTGTCATTGCGTGGAGATGCCCCCGTAAATTCAATGTATCAAATGTATTGGAGTGAATACCTATCCCGTATGTATTCAACGCAATCAAGGGTGGTTAAAATGACCGCAGTGTTGCCCGTAGGGGAATGGTTGAAGCTGGAATTAAATGATACCATCGCCATTTCATCCAATTACTACAAATTGCAATCCGTTCAATACGATATGTTGACCGAAATCGCCAATCTTGAATTGGTGACATATCCCGATGTTGAGATATTGTCATTCACAACCACTGGACAAAAACCTGACTTTACAAATGTAACCCCAACGCCATTTGGTGAATCTTATTTGAAGGATTATTCCGTGGCAAAGGGTATCATGAATTCATACAAGTTCAATGGTCAAGATTACTTGGATACCAACCAAGATATTGACTACAATCAAAATAATGTATTCAGTTTGGTTCAGCAAGTGAACAATGTTCAATCCATTTTGCAGTTCAACCAAATCACAATGTATCGGGAGGTTTTGAGTGGACCATCAACAACGGATTCAACAATATGGGCAACCGTGCCAATGGAAGAAGTTGAAACGATTGGGTATGTTGATAACATCACATATACTTTGAACCCATCAAAATATGTATGTACGGATGGTGGACAATACAAGTTCACGGCAATGGTTGAAATGGAACAATCAGGGAATCACCATACCACGGTGGCGATATTGGTAAACGGAATCCAAACAACGGGATATGGGGCAATTGCATCCGATTATGGCATTGTCAATTTTAGCACCATTTTAGACCTTTCACCAACGGATGAAGTAACATTGGCATGGAAGCCAAGAACGGGTGGAAGCCACACCGTATATTTCACATCGGCAAACTTTTTAGTATTGAAAAAATGATAACACAAATAATTCAATTATTGCAATCACAAGAATGGTATGGGGTATCCAAGGAAGTGGAAATTGCCAAGGGTAAACACCAATATGTACATACATTCAAACAATTAAAACGCACAATTAAACGCAAATATCATGGCAGAAGAAATTGATTATGAAATAAAGGTTGACACCAAAGATGTTAACAAAGCCGAAGGGGCGGTTACTCGTTTGGCAAGACAAACCAAACAAGCGTTCAGCGGAATTGGTGATAAATTAAAAGATGTTGGTGACCAATTCAGCAACTTGCCAGGTGTGGTTGGCAATGCATCAACATCCTTAATTGGATTAGGTCGTTCAATGTTGGCATTGGTAGCCAATCCTATCGGTGCGGTTATTGCTGGGTTGGTTGGTGTATTCGTGGCGTTAAAAGAATCGTTATCCAAGACGGAAAGTGGCATGGATGCACTATCTCGTTTGACGGGTGCGTTTTCGGCTATTTTGAAACCATTGGTTGAAACCGTGTCAAGTTTGGCGGTGATGTTGGTTGATGGATTAGGGAGTGCATTAGAATTGGTGACTGGGTTGTTTAGTGATGCAGCGGAGGAGGGTAGAAAGTTAGCGGATTTGAATGACGCATTGGAGGATCAAGAATTAGCATTGGGAGAATTACGAGCCAAACAAAACAAACAATTGGCACAAGCCCGTGAATTGTTATCGGATTCAAACGCATCATTAAGTGAACGCAGAAAGGCATTGGCAAGTGTGAGCAAGGAAGAAACATTGTTAGCACAAAAGGAATTGAAGTTTGCACAAGACCGATTGAAGGCAGCGAAATTGGACCAACAAATTAATGGGGCAACCGAGGAATCCAAGAAGGCAATCAGTCAGGCGGTTATTGGTGTGGCAAATGCAGAAACGGAATTGGCAGCGAAACGGAGATTGTTTAATCGTGAAGGCAAAAAGTTAGATGCAGAAGAAAAGCAACAAGCCAAGGAACGAGCAGACGCAGCCAAAGAGTATCGCAAAGCCCGTGTTGATGCAGCGGATGCCATCCGTAGTGCAGAACAAGCCAATTACCTTGCATCCATTAAGAACGATGAGGAACGAGCCAAAGAACAAGCCCGTTTGGACAATGAAAACACCAAAAGAGAAATTGCCCGTAGTGAATATAATACAAAGGAAAAGAATCGGTTAAAAGCGGAAGCGGATAAAAAGTATCAGGCGGAATTGACCAAAATCACCGAGGATGCAGAAAAGAAAAGATTGGAGGATGACAAAGCGTTCAAGGAAAAGGCATTTGCTGATGAACAAAAGTTTATTGATGATTCATTTGCACAACAACAGTTATTGGCAACCCAAACCATCCAAAATGAAAAGGACTTGCAAAACGCATTGCAACAATTGGAATTAGACCGATTACAAAACCAAATCCAAGCCCGAAAAGATGCGGGGCAATCAACAACCGATTTGGAATTACAATTGGCAAACAAGCGAATTGACATTGCCAAGGATGAAGAAGCCAAAAAGAAAGATTTGGCACAAAAGGAATTTGATGCAAAGATGGCAATATACGATGCCACATCAAATGCGTTATCTGCATTGGGTAATGCCGTAGGCGAAGAAACTGCAACGGCTAAAACCTTGGCGGTAGCGGGTGCAATCATTGATACTTATGCGGGTGCAACAAAGGCATTGGCAGCGGGTGCGGGAACTCCCGTTGGGTATATCAATGCAGCGGCAATCATCGCAGCTGGTTTTGCGAATGTGCGTAAAATGACATCCGTTCCCGTTCCAGGTGCAAGTGATACCGCATCGGCAACACCAAGTGGACCAAGTGTTTCAATCGTGGGTGGTTCAGCCGATCCGTCAGCACAATTAGCAAGGTCATTGGCACAACAAAACCAAAAGCCAATTAAGGCGTATGCAGTGGCAACGGACATGAGTACACAACAAGCCCTTGACCGCAGAATCCAACAAAACGCAACATTCCCAGGATAAATCGTTATATGGTTATGCAATTAAAAGGATACAAATTAGGAGAACAAGAAATCAAAGACGCATTGCGTGTTGTTGATTATTTGGTAAAAAAAGACAAAGAAATTAATGAGGCAATAAAATCGTATCGTGGTATGTTTCAATCTGCAAAAGAAAATATACAAATGTTAGAAAGGATTGCCAATTCTATGTTATCACAAGCAGATAAATTAAAAGAACTGGATGTGGACCAATCTACTATTCAAGCAAAAAAAGACCAAGCGCGAAAACACTTAGATGTTGCAAATCGTCTTAATC